TCTAGCAGTCGCTGCTTTGTTAGCAAGGATGCCAATATTAACAGAGTCATTGAATACCGCATAATGAAGAAGATAAGAAACAACTGTAGTACTTTTGCCAGTTTGGCGGGGCATTTTACAGATGTTAAATCTATTCTCATGAAAATTATTAATTAATTTTTCTTGGAAATGATATGGATGAAACTGAGTAAGACCCTCATCCAAAGAAACAATTTTTATGTAGTTATTAGCAAAATAGACAGGATCTTCTTTACATCTCATAAACTCAAAAATTTGTTCTTGAGTAAATTCAATTGCAGTATTTGCTTTTTTTAGATTGGGATTACCAAGATATACATTATCAGACATAAATTACTCAGCAATTCCACTTTCTAAGTGATTTATTAATTCTGCTATCTGGATCTCTTGCGGTTTTAGCAGAAGTTAATTTGCTCTTCATTCCTTTCATTCGAGCGCAGAAGGATGCCCTCCTGGGATTTCCAACCTTCTTGCTTGGTGCCTTAAGGTCAGATCCTGGATTTTCCTTTTCATAAGACTTGCGTCCTTTTTCGTTGAGTCCACCTTCTTTATTTTTTCCTGATTTTTTTGTCCATGCTGCGCCTTCGGCATGGAGAACCGGTTGCCCTGGTTCATAGTCTGTTACCCTGTAACTTTGCAGTTTTGCGCCAGGATATACTTTATTAATTTGATCTTGAACATCAGATTTTTTTGGAACAGAAACTTGAGGGAAGAACATCTTTAATGAAAAATACTTTCCCCTAAAGTTAAAATATGTATCAACAAGATTACCAGTTCTTGCAGGCAATCTTACTGCCTCGGTCATCTTATCAATATCATATGTTTCATAGTCAATAGGATTGACTGTTGGTTTGAGTGGTTCTGGTTTTACAATATCTTGGATTACAGCATAAGTCTCTCCATATGCATCTGTAATCTCAACATCTTCTTTCTTGGTTTTTTTAACACAGTTTGGATATCTCTTTCCAAACATAGTCTTCATACCTTTTTTCTCATAACCTTTCCAACATGCTTCACCAATTTCCGCTTCTTCTTTCTTTGTGCTGTTGCCCCAATTAGAAGCACCTTTCTTACGACATTTAACCAGTGCTCCTGACGCATATGCACTTGGCCAAACTTTATAACGTGACTTGACTTTGTGATAGCAAGCGTCTTTCTCTCCCGCTGCTTCTTCGATGTCAAGTTCGTCACCGACTTCTACATTGTTTTCTGCGAACCATCCACGATTTACTTCTAATGCACACAGAACCTCTCCATCAGAGGCAACTGAACTTTCATCAAATGGTTCTAATTTTTTAATACTTTCTATAATACCTTCCTCTGTAATAAAAGCAATATCAAGAGGAATTTTTGTCTCTCTCATATGAAAAGACTGTTCTGCAACTTCATCAAAAATGAAAAGCATACCACTGTTTATATCAAGACTTTCACGGAACATGAGTCCCAAATTAAAGTCTCTGATTTCAGTAGGAACTTCTACTTGAAGTGGTAAGGTTATATATTCTTCAGTCTTCACGTTAATTGCCTTTCCTGATCTATTTGGATTTGGATCTTTTGAATTCTTTCTACGAAACGCTGCTTGTTCTTCATCTTTAGAGAGATTGCGTTTCATTTTACTAGAACCACACTTTGGTTTTGTGGTTTGTCCTGGTTGCTTGGCACAGGGTTTACCTGAGTATTTGCCTCCTAATTGAACCCATCCAGGTTTGCCATCACTAGACTTACTCTTGCCAAACCAGTCACGCAGAGAAGAATCTCCACTTTTATTTGCTTCAAGATAATAACTATTACCCTCAGTAATTCCAGAATCATCTGCAGCTGACTTAATCTCATTGTCAGTAGCATCATCTACAGAATATTTTTCCCACATCTTAGGACCAAAACCACATTGTGATTTTGTTTCTTTCTTTTTACAAAGTCGGCAATATTTTTTCATTTTGCAAAAAAGAGACTTAAATATTTAGGTAAACTTATCCGTCAAGTGCTACAGTAAGACCAAGAGTCATACCAGGCAACTGCTGCCAAGAAGTTCCGTTATAAAATTCTAATTTAGTTGAATGAGAGTCTTTATGAATATTTATGATAACTTCGTATCATTTATCGACAAAGTTTATTTTGAACACTTGATCTTTGTTTAAACCTGAAAAAAATATTCCACTATCTGTCCAAAAAACGGCATATGCAATAGTTTCTTGGACTGAATCGAGAGTGTTGTCCGATTTTATTTGATATTGAACCGAATATTCATCAAGTTCTGTTAGAGTTGAAGTAACATCGAATGGGATAGAAACTGAATTTTCATATATAGAATCCGATCCAGAACCTATTGTAAAAAGTCTATCACCAGTATCATTGAAATCCATACCATAAAGAGTAGTTTCACCTGATATTACTCCAGTTTTCCCATCAAATGTCATCCCATAGTTAGTAGAACTAAATGTATATGGTATATCTAAAGTCCATTGATATATTTTATCCTCAGTAGCATTAACAACATAAACTTTTGTTCCATCCTTATTAAACATCATGTCACTTGGTATGTCATTATTGCTACCCTCTTGGGTTCTATAGTCTAGTAATAAACCGTCGATAAGAGACAAAGCATTATAAGATTCACCAAGAGTATAGGTGACAATTTTGGTATAATAGTTACTACTCGATACATATCCATCCAGAAGACTAATGCCATCTCCGTCATTTATGTATCTAACAGATCGAGGAGTTGATATTGAAAATCCAGACTTTGAATAATACTGTGTGCTACCATTTTGATAAGCAGTAGGTACTCCATATGGACTAGTATCGTATTTTCCTACATAAGTTTTTGAAGATATGGTCCAAGCAGTGCTCAATGTATAGTAAAGAAGTTCATCGTCTGTTTCTCCTGCAACAACCATTTTAGTTCCATCAGGACTAAAATCAAGACCTCTCGGGATACTGTTTTGTGCTGAAAGAGAATCAAATGCAGTATAACTAGCTGTAGAAATGTCCCATCCCGTGGACAGTGTATACGTGTCAATTCCATCACCAGTGGATCCTATTACAAACATCTTCGTACCATCATCTGTCTTAAACCGCACATCCATGGGGGATAGTTCTTGACTAGAAACAGAGAAGGTATTGACAAGAGTATTCGTTGAGGTGACATCCCAATTAGATGCAACTGATACTTGATGCACACTGTCTGAACTATAATCAGTCATATAAAATGTTGTTCCATCAGGTTTCCAAGTAATAGAAGATGGAGCACTGTTGTATGTACTTACCTGCCTATTTCCGTCATAACTTGCTGTAGTTACATCATAAGCTGTTGAAAGTGTATATTGAGCAATTCTATCTAAACCAGATCCGACCGTATACATTTTAAGTCCATTATTCCCAAACTCGTGCCCGTACATTCCTGAATCAATCGTTCCAGTGGCGTTATGAATGCCCATTATCATTTTAACACCGTTGCCCATGTTAATTATGGAACTGGAACTAATGTCATATGCACTAGAGAGACTCCAGGTTTGAGGATAATCATCGTCAGAATTTACCGCATAAAAATACATTCCATCAGAACTAAATCTCCCAAAGTACCAGAATGCAGTACTACCAAAATAAGTATCACTATCAAGATTTACTTTTGATACATATGTTGGAGTTCCATAAGGTTCTGACAGACTGTGGGTTTCTAGGTATTGTGTACTTCCAGTTTCTGCAAGGACAAAACATTGCATCCCATCTGTTGAAAAAGTAATACCTCTTGGATTTCCATCACTATTGGGATCTATATAAGTTTGCCATCTAGCAGATAAACTACTAAGATAAGATTCACTTTTTTTTCCTGTCAATATAAGATTGTCAGTGGGATTATACATTCCTCCTGAAATCCAGGAATGGGCATCTGGATCATCGACGCGAGAAAGATTTGATCCTGAAATCCTACCTCTAGATCTAACCATTAGGAAATATCCTCAAAACCGACAACAATATTTAACTTATTTGCAGCAGAACCAATTACTCTTAATTGATCTCCCTCTTCTAGATAAAAATAACTTTCTTTGGTTGAAATAATCTGAGTAGCATCAGGCGGAACATATACAGTTGATGCTATGTAACAATCTGTAGATCCATCATAAACAGATACACTTACATTTACTCCATCCGTTCCATCAACGTTTGCAGCAAATATTGAATTTATTTTTAATACTTTTCCACTAGAACCGGCATTAGTAACAACTCCAACAATTGAAGTTCCTGTGATATTAGATTTGGCAGTTTTGCCATTGATTGTTGTTGGACTTTTTAAGTTTGGTGCAGCCATGTTTTTGTCTCTGTGTTATATTTAGAATATCATTCCCATGATTACTGGATCTGGACCTGAACCTCCTCCTCCTCCTCCGGAGATAGTAACTTCGCTAATACCAGTTATTCTACCATTAGCA